AGACTGGATGACCTTAGCGGCGGCCTTACCTGCCATGGCTCCAGACTCGGTTGGGTCTGTCTTGACGGTGACGTTGACGTAAGTGGTTCCGTCTCTTTGGTTAGCAGGCGTAGGCGTAGTAGTGGGCATTGGCATAAAGCTAATCATTTCGCCAGCCGCACCCGGAACCTGAAGGCTTGCGTTCCTTGCGGCCTCGTTAAGTTCAGCGTACTTACGAATAACGTCGTCCAGTTTTGCCATGAACTTGTCGATGGTGTTTTCCATTCCACCAAAGCCGTCTTCCATGTCGGCGAGTTGCTCTTGAAGAGCTAGCTTTGTTTCTGTAACAGACTCAATGAACTTCTCGTTGGCCTCAATCAGCGACTCGTCAAGAATCTGAGCCTGCTGAATCATGGCGTCAACCTGCTCTTGAGTGGTTGACTCGTAAAGGTCCTTTAGCTGGGTTGTGGCTAGGCCCTGCTTTTCATAGATAGAAGCGGCCAGCGCATCCATGCCTTGATTAGACTCGGTCTCGATGGCCGAGAATAGATTTTGAAGTTCGCGCTGAGTGTCCGGGGTTGACTCAAGGATTGCGCTTGCTAGCTCATTGCCCGTTTCAACACCGGCGGAGACAATCTGCTCGATAAAGGTCTGCGAGAACCCTTCGGAAGCAAGGGTGGCTGAATTGGCCAATAGGCTCCTAGAAGCCGTCAGACGGTCGCTGAGGGACTTTACTAGCCCCTCGACTGACTTGCTTTCCTCCTGCTCAAAAAGACTAGAGAGGCTAACCTCGACCGCTCCGCGGTAAGCGTCACGCAAACGGTTCTGGGAAGACTGGATGATTCCCTCAATGCGTCCGGCAAACTCCTTCTGAAGTCGCTCCACGTTGTCCGTGTAACGCTTATTGGCGTCCATGATTGTTTCGTTGTAACGCTTTTGTGCCTCGCCGAGTTGCTTCTGAGAATCTTTGACAAGTCGCTGTGCCTGCTCAAACGCTTGTTGACGCGCAGACTTACCACCGCCGCCGCCACCGCCGCCACCGCCAGTGTCAAGACCAGTCTCAAAGGCACTCAAGTTCATTGCGTTCGGGTCTGTAATGCCCTTCATGGCAAAGTAAAGCTGTCTCTGCTGGTTGGCTAGCCTCGCGCCCACTTCGGCGGTCGCGCCCATCTCCGAACGGATGTTAGCCAAGCTGAGATTGTTGAAGCGGTTCATTTCGCCGGAGGTTGTCTGGAGAGAGTACTCGACTCGAGCAATGCTGTCCGTGACTGCCTGCAAGCCGTCTTCTGCTAGCTTGCGGTTTGACGCGTTGCTGTTCTCCAGCGCATAGCGGTACTGGTCTTGTAAGCGACGCAGGTCTTCGAGCTTGCGAGCGTTATCCGCCTGCGCTTCCGTCAGCCCTTCAGTGTCAATCTTTGAACCGTAAACTTCCCTCGAGTACTCGGCCAGACTGATTCCCACAACTGCTAGCGCAGTAGCAAACGCAATCAAAGGGTTGCGCTGGAGGGCAATAGTGAACCCGGTGGTAAAGAATGTTGCAATCTTGACTTGAGCGTAGAAGGCAATAATGGCCGCGGCCGCAATTCCTAGGCCCTTAGCGAAGGCAATAATCTGGTCGATGTTGTCGACAACAAGAGTAATGAAGTTTGCAATGTCTTCGATTAGACCGGCCCAGTCGACCTTCTTGACGGCCTCGACAATCTTGTCCCCGATGACGGGTAGTAATTCCTGAAGTACCGGGATGAGGTCTCTGAGGTAAGGCGTTAGTTGCTCACCAATTTCGATGGCAACGTCGATGAATGCAGACTGTAGAAGCTTCAACTGCGAGTTGAAGGTATCCAGTTGCTTGTTGGCCACCTCGTCGGTAAAGCCAGAAGCCGACCGAAGATTTTTCTCGTACTCCTTGATGGCGTCTGAGGTTCCAAGTAGGGCAAGAATCGACTGGACCGAGCGGTCTGCGAAGCCCATTTGTAGCAATGTAGCCTTGGATGTTTCGTCCGACATTCCGTCGAGAGCTGTCTCAAGGTTGGCAACAATGTCGCCAAGGTTTCGCATCTCACCGTTAGCATCGAATACAGAGACTCCGAACTCGGCGAAGTCTTCTTTGTTTTTGATTGCCTTGGTCGAGAGGTCACGAAGAACGATGGAGAGCTGAGTACCGGCCTCTTCGCCCTTGATGCCTTGGTCGGCGAACGCGGCAAGAACCGCGATACCTTCTTCCATGTCCTTGCCCAAAGTACGGAGGGCAGGTCCGGCCTTGGTGGTCAACGATGTGGAGAACTGCTCGACGGTTGCGTTCGACAAGGTGTTTGCCCGGACCAAAACGTCCGAGACCTTTATCATGTTCTCCATGTTTGCGACTGCGTCGTCGCGAATAGTTAGACCCAGTGCGCTCTGCGCGTCGGTGAGCAAGTCGGTTGCTCGACTCATGTCGAACATTCCAGCTTGCGCGAACTGCGCTACTCGAGGCAGGGCGGCTACCGAAGCTTCGGCGTCCAAACCAGCAGACGCTAGATAGAAGAATGACTGGGCTGCTTCTTCGGCACTGAAGGTCGTGGCCTTGGCAACTTCACGAGCCGCATTCGCCATGTCCTCTTCCATGGTCTTAGTGAGGTCACCCATGATGGCTTTGGACTGGGTGAGGGCCGCGTCGAACTTAGAGAACTCTTGCACGGACTTGACGGCCACGGTAGCCATAGCCGCACCCACTGCGGCAAGTGCAACACCTGCGGCCTTAGCCAAACCTCCGAGCTGTTGTTCGGCTTGCTTGATTCCGCGCTTGTCGAACTCGGAAACAATCCGAATTTTGATTGCCATTAGTTAACCCTCATTCGTGTCTCGCCTACTTGGGTGGCTAGCTTTTTGTTGACCTTCATGTTGTAAAGCTCTGCGACCTTCAGGACCTTTAGCTCAATCATGTTCTTACGGTTCATGACCCTCTTCCAGAGGAAGCGACCCGGTCTGCCGTAGGTTTGCGTGAGACGTTCGCTGAAAACCCTTCCCTGTCCATTGTAGATGTAGGAGTGATAGCCAGCGGTAGTGCTTCCCCACCCCTTAGACACCGGACGAGGAGGCCGGCGATTTATGCCAGCAAGCTCGGCGTACTCGAAACCAACCTGAGTGTCAAGCCCACCACTGCGACCTTTACCCTCGATGAAGATTAGGTCGTTTGGCCTCAGGCTTGTCTTGACAGTTATTGCTACGCCAGACCAGCCGGTGCGACCTTCATGGAACATTCCACGCATTCGGTTCTTCAGACTGGAAGTAACTGACGAATTTATTTCGCCTTCAATCGGCTTAAGAATTGGTTCTAGCTCGGAGTTCAAGCTTTTCTTGAACTGGTTCTGGAGGCCCTTTTCCCGGTAGTACTTCAGCTCACGCATCGTCTCGGCACTGCCGATTAGTTTGCTTTTTTGCATGGCACTCCTTATCTCTCAATTCTACCAACGAGAAAACCCTCCCCGAAGGGAGGGTCTCTGGTTGAGGCTTAGAGGTAAGTCTTCTCGCCAGTGAGGATGTTGACTACGGTCTCGCCGGGTCCGAAAGCGGCTAGCATCTCGTAGTTCCTCTCGGCGTCAATCTCTGCCTGCTCTTCTGGGGAAATGTAGTGAGCGCAAGCCTTGACAAAGTTGATGTCGTCCAACTCGTTGATTGGCTGTGGTGACCAGTCCCACTTGTAGTAGTTGTAGTTGATTGCCTCGTTGAGTTCACGGATTCTGCTGTTTACTGCGCCCTTCATTGCCATCTGGCGTTTGCTGTTACATACCCTCCAGTCGCCTTCAGTCTCGCGCTCTAGGCGACGAACTAGCGCGTCTAGGTTGTGTAGCTGGTCGACGATTTCTGCGTAAGTCATGTTGTTGGTGTCCATTTGGTGTTTCCTTTCCTTGTGGTAGTTACAACTATACACAACAAGAAACAACAAGCAAGCATTTTTGTAAAGTTTTTTGAAAAATTTTTTGGCAAGAAAAAACCCTCCCCGGAGGGAGGGCCTTCTCTATTTAGGCGGTAGGTTCTTAGCTACCAGCCAGCGGTGCATGGTCCAGAGCATCCTCTCGGATTCCTGCATTAGCACGCTCGGAGCAATACCTGTTTCGACTGCGAGTCCAGCGATGAACCAGTGGGCGGACGAGTCCCCCAACCCAGTTATTTTGGGTCGGAGTTACTCGGTCCTACCATGTCAATCGACTCGAGCCATTTTTCAAACGAGTCTTTGGTTGCCCCAGTTCGCTTCTCTGAGTGCCAAGCCAAGAAGAGCATGTAGCTCATCTTTGGGTCGGAACTCAGGTTGGCTACTGAGACGCCGTACTTATCTTCGAAGGCGACCATGTCCGCGGCATTGCAAACAATGTCGCGAGTCTCGCCTCCGTCGAAGGTTAGTTGTAGGTTAATTTTCACGGCTTATTCCTAGGACTCGCTCTTAGTAATCTCACCGGTGGTGGGCCAGCTAACGCTCCATGTGGAGAGGTCGCCTACGGCCCCCGAAACGGGAGTTACAGATTCGATGAGGCAGGTGGCAGAAAAAAGCGGCGTGGCTGTTGAAGCGGCCGTTCCGTTACCTGCGATGATGGTGACAGTTCCGATGGTTCCTACTAGGTCGTCGGTGATTGTCTGGGATAGTCCCCCTGCGCCATAGTCAGAGTGGAAGTCCAGTGAAACGGTTCCTGACTTCAGGCCCCCCACTAGCTCCACGAATCCACCGCTGGCAAAATCAGTTACGTCCACGCTTGCCGCAGACACCACCAATTCAGCTCGTGCGACGGAACCTGAAATGTCGACAGAGTTAAACGTGACGGTATTACCGGTCACAACATACTTGCTCAAATTAGCTCCTTAGGCATAGCAGGTGACAGTCCATTCCCCTGCTAAGTATTCGTTCTCGTTTACAGTTATTGAACCGATGTTCGGCATTGCTTCGACAATAACGTCTTGGCACGCACCGCTCAGAGTTCTATTAGATTCTATCGCACCCCGAACACTCGAGGCTCCGTCCGGCTCGGCATAAAGGTCGAGGTAGCGTTGCGCCTGACGCTCCGCCGCACGACCCACGACAACCCGAACGGTGAAGCGGTAGATGTTTAGCCCACCCGAAAACGCTTGATGGTAGTCAATCGAATTGAGTGAGACAACTGCGGCCGGCGGTGAGAGCTGGTCTGGAATCTCCTCAAAGACTCTCAAGCCGGAGATGGTTCTCAGGTTCGTAGCAATGCCCTCGCGGATAGCGGCGATTGTCACGCGAACCTCAGCTTCTTGTAAGGCTGGATTAGGCGGTCGATGTCTGGGTCCATTCTGCCGACTCGGATTATGCCGAGGTCGCCGAAGCCCATAACGCCACCCGGGGAATCATTGCGCTTGAAGATTCTTGCCGAGAGGAGAACCGTTGCCTGCTTGATTGCAGTCGGTACTGAGGTGAATCCCCAAGTGCCGTTGACCTGCACCGTCGCCTCTTGGCCGCTCATAGGGAACGTGTAGTCACCGACGGCATAGATGAGGTCGTAAGGTACGGTCATTCCTCCAGCGATGCCGTTTAGTGGCATGAGCTGGTAGTCGGTCGAAGTCCAAGTGACGTCAAAGACTCCGTCTGCCCCGGAGGACGTCTTGATTGTCGTGACCGAAGCAAGGTCGTCAATCTCGCAATTGAGTCCGTCGCGTGGGGTGAAAATTCTGGTTGCGGCTGTCGAGTAGAAAATGCGCTCACAAGCTTGGTCGATGTCCCGGGACGCCGACTCGACGGCTAGCTCGAGCAAGTCATCGTCAAGGGTGTCGCTAACTGGGATTCTGAGAGAAGCCTTTAGCTCGTCTAGGGTGCAATAGCCGTTAGTGATTGCCATGAAAACCTCCAGCTTCTAGTCTATCGCTAGGCGAGCCTTGACCTCTGTCGAACTTATCCCAGAGGTGTAGGGGATGTAGATGAGAGAAATGTTTCGTTCGTCTAGCCAGTCTTGACTAAATTGCATTTGTGCGTAGTAGTCGCGTCGCGCCCAATCGGTTCCAATGGCAATGATGTCCGGCTGAATGAGTTCGATGGCAGGCTTCGAGTCTGCCCCTCCGAAGTTCGGGATGACCCTATCGACGTAGCGCAGTGCCATGAGAATCTCCTCGCGCTCTGCGTAGGTCATGACCGGAGGCTTACCCTTGTAGGCGGCTATGAACTCGTCCGTGTTTAGTGACAC